TTTCTTGTTGTTCTATTTCTGACATTTTAGCTTGTATATCTTCTTTTGATATAGGTGTCGTGTCATTGTTCCAAACGATACTATCTATATTACCAAGTTCAAAAGTAAACTCTGCACTTGGATTTATACTTATTATTGCTTTTCCTATTAAATTTTCCATTATGCTAATATCTCCACTGCTATTAATGCTAATTTAGATGTGCTTCCAGCACTTTCTAAATATGTATAATGTCCAACCCCATTATTTTTAATTCTAAGTTTATAAGTTATTGCACTTGTTGTGTTATGTGATGTATCTTTTGCGTTAATAATAGAATCTGCACTTGTTGAAGCTGGTAAAGTAAAAACACTTACTTCAGATGAACTTCCACCACTTATTACTCTGTAAATTTGATACTCTCCACCATTACCACCAGTTGATATA